CTGACTTGCGCCAGGTGCTACACATTAGTGTGTGACGCTAATGGCCCGTCGTTTAGTTCCCAGATTACTCTCATCTATAAAGAGAGTCCGGCCTTGTACATCCAGGCCTTGACATGTTTAATGAAAAGAAATAAGAAACCTCATCTTCAACGAAACGATGTTCAACATCGTTTACGTGAGATAAAGGGCCTACTCGAATTAACGAGTAGGTTCTATTTCTCTCACTTATCATGGTCAAGGGAATTCGCAGAGGACTATATAGTTATGTTTACAAACATAGTCAAGACTCAAGGCTTGGCAGAGTCACTTCGTTTCTTTAAGGCTGTCCGCCTTAAATACACGACATGACTTTCCTCATCTTCTGAAAGAAGTGAGTTCCCAAGAACTTTAACGGTTCTTGGTGTGCCTGAAATAACTGATCCTTGGGCCATTCGCTTTGTCTTAACAGTACTCTCCATAGGTAGGTCTTTTAGACTACCAGCTTGTGCTGACTATCAATTCATAGAATCGGTAGGCGACAATATTTCTTTTGAAGATCTTGAATCATTCAGATCCTTCGTCGCCGCCAACATACGTGGTTGATGGAAAGAACCAGCAATATGAAAGGGTTGGGAAGGTTACCACTTTTCCACTAAGCGAGGCCCAAATGGACAGGCCTTGTATTCGTGTACAGAGGATTTACGACTGTTACATGAGGAGCTCATCAGAGATATTGAAATTCTATCTCCTGAGTTGTCCGCACGTATCAGGTATCTGAAAGAAGAGCCTTTGAATTGAACTGGTAAACCTGTATATAAAGGTTTACTAGAGAAATTCCCAGTCAAGAAATCAAAACATTGTCTGCGTAGGATATCTAACCTTTCCGATAAAGAGGGTAAGACTCGTACTATAGGCGTTATTGATTACTGGTCTCAATCTGCTCTCAAGAATATTCACGAGAGCGTGATGGAGATAATCCGGGGCTTCAAGACGGACAGAACATTCCGTCAAGGAGATCCGGTTCCAGAATCAAATTACTACTATAGTTGCGATTTGAAAGCGGCGACTGACAGTTTTCCGGTCATCCTTCAACAGCAAGTTCTAAGCTGTTTGATTGGCGACACGAAAGCTGCAGCCTGGTCTAGGATCTTAACAGGTACACCATTTAAAGCTCCCGATCGGAAGGACCCTGTCTATTACAGAAGGGGACAACCGATGGGGGCCTATTCATCTTGACCCGTGTTTGCATTGACGCACCATTTAATCGTGCAATACGCGGCGTACCGCGCTGGAGTCCAACGCAAGCGACATATGTGATTCTCTGAGTACGCCCTTTTAGGGGACGACATAGTGATCACGAACCGAGAAGTGGCCCAAGAATATAAGGGCTTACTTCAAAAGTTTCAGATCCCTATTTCCATTGAGAAAACAATGGAATCAGAGACAACATATGAATTCGCTAAACGTTGGTTTTACAAAGGCGTGGAGGTATCTCCGTACCCTACCTGGTCAGTTATTAGTAATCGTCGAAGGTATTACACCCTTCACAATTCACTAAGCCTGGCCCACAGTAGGGGTTATAGAATGTGAGTGAATCCGGACGAACGTATCCCGGATCTGTTAGAAAGTTTGCTCAAACTCTTCGGTAAAGCTCAACAATCTGAAAGATTGATTAAGCTTTTCGATTTGTTTGAGGCCACACAGAGTGACTGCGAAGATCGA